AACGCTGCCGATGCTGCATACTGCAAGCTTGCTCCGTTGTTGGATATTACGATGCCGTACAAGAAGCCCGCCGTAGAACCCACACCAGTACGATAGTAGCGAGCAGGATTAACGCGCGCCACCCATTTAGTATCAGATACGCGCACATAGTCCGCCTGCGCTACTGGTACGACCGCCACAAGATCAGTTACGCTGCCATTAAAGACCGCTCCAAGCGTTGGCGTGCTCGGCGAGCTGTTTGTATAAAGGTAAACATGCAGCGGTGCTTTTTTGATATTCGCGCTGCTACTAGCAGTCTCTTCAATCTCAAGCTGCCGCAAGATCATGTGCTGGTTTGTCGTGTTCGCCGTACCTTCAAACGTTATCACCGTATTCGATACGGGATAGTATTGAGAAAGCGCACTTGTAGATACGCTGGTTAGGTCGATCCATCCAAGATCAGATGAGTTAGTCGCGCTTAAAAGATTAGGCGCAACGGGTGTATTTGGTAAGCAGCTCATTGGTTGTGGTCGAATTGGTAAAGAAATCCTGTTACTGGGTTGTTGTATATCTCGATATTGTCGCAGTTCTCGCGGTGACCCGTTACGTATCCGTAAACAGAGGTAGGATACAAAGCTACGTCCAAACCAGCCAAGCTATCTTTGGCGTAAATACGTATAGTTAGTACGTCGCCTGTACGCATAGGTATATGAGCACCGCCGCCCATGTGGGTATCAATGATCTTGTTTGCGCCCATCATGTTATTGTCAACGTTATCAATAATGCGGTAAAGCGAGCCGTTAAGGAACAATCCGAGCTTTGAGCTTGAAACGTTGGCATTGTTGGCAAACTGAAAATTGAGGTAAGCATAGACCCAGTAGATACCTGCCGCATCTTCAGGGCAGCGATATTGCCAGTATGCCGTACCATCAGCTACAACGCCGCCATTGGAGCAGCCCATAGCCCGCAGCACTTCGTTGTTAAATGCTAGTATCTGCCAGTCATTTACTCGGTATGCTTGATTCTGCTTTATATCCCATTGGAAAGAACGCTTGTAATCCGACACCCAATGCTTCGATCTGTGTTCAGATTCGTGCATTGCCTTCATCAGCTTGTCATTATCCGTCTGGATATACTGGTTAGTGATGTAGAGCTGCGTAATATCGCCGTAGCGGATGTTTACGATCTCTTGGTACGTCACCGATGTTGGCGTTGTACCAACTTGGAAGATCGCACCATTACGCATTTGGTCACGCTCAAACGCAAGCGATGCTGGAGCTACCTTGCGGTTCTTGATTGGATCGTTAATTGGCATTATGCGCTCACCATATAGTAGCGGTGCGTAGCTTTTGCGCTTATCAAGTCAACGGATATTGATACTGGCATTGCCTTATCCCATGCGATGTTATCGAATTTGTCTGCCGCTTCGTTGGTTAGCTCGAATTTGCCCGCGATATAATCCGTCATTACCTTATTGCTTATGCTCAAAGGCCACTCTACCTCTACAATAGCGTTGTTTTCATTGCTAAATACCGTTAGAAGCAGGTTACACAGGGCAGCCGTGATACATCCGTTAACTTGGCAGTCATTGATTTGTAAGAAATACGTTGATTGAGTTTGCGAGTTCGTCTTGAAATCAGTAGCTGGCACTGGGTTCTTGAGTCCGTCCGGGTCTACTTCAACAAATTGCGATGAGCTGTACCTGATTTTCGTCTTTTCATGCACCTTGATAAAGTTGCTAGGCGAACCGCCGTAGTAACTACCACGCACGTATAGCTGGTTAGTCTGCTTTATAGGTGCTTTAAACTTGGGCCACCTATCATCTGGGTTGTTGTCCTGAATATGCACCGGCATGTTATGCAAAAGTGGCTCTATATTCATGCTTCGCGATGCCCTAGCCCCGCGCTGCACCTTGACAATATCAGTAGCGTCGCGATCTGATTCGGTCTCGTAGCGTACTTCTGCTTTTAAGATGTTATCGCCGCGCTTTGTGATGCTTGAGTACGTCAACGCGCTGGACAATGAAAGCGTAGCGTCTACGTTACTCGGATGATCGCGGCCTTCTGTTACCATCTTCACGTCGAATACTACGTTTATTGCCGTGCCTGATCCTGTTCCGCTTGTTGTAAAGCGATAGCCAACACGTACGCCCGATTGCTCGCAGAGGGTACGCAGCACATCGTATGCCGTAGTATTGGCGTTTGCAATGCCGTACTTGTCCTGCTGATTCATTACGCCGCCTATCGCCGTGGCATCACCTACCGGCGTGATCTCTACAAGCGCGTACATCTGTGCATTTGTTAGCGCTGTACTGTCAGCGTTGCGCGGCAAACTCTGAACGCTAGCGGCAGCGTACCAGTCTACCGCGTGATTCATGAGGTTGCGCAAAGCATTGGTGCTATCAAACGTACCGCTTGCGGCGTGTGTCAAGGATTCGGCGAAGTAGCTAGACGAGTTATAGTATGTGTCCATTACATTGCCGATAGACAAGAATTTTCCTTCTGCGTTAACGCTCCAAAACTCGTGCACTTGCTCGCGATCATTGAGATTGCTTGGGTTGAGTCTGATCTGCCAAGCATTAGGCCCCGACGTTATTACTTGCCCTAGCGATTTAGCAATTATCAGTCCTATCTCGTTAAAGAACTGCTTGCCGTTCATTGTCTTGAGCCAGTAATATGCGATGTCTACCAGCTCTACGTTGTATGAGAAAAAGCCGTTATCGAGCGGCTGTAATTCTAGTGCTTCTACGTTGTCTTCACATCCTGCAAACTCAAGCGTCCACGTTGCGCCGCTCGTACCGCGATCTGTGTAGAGATACCACGTATTGCGCTTGTACCCTGAAAGCAGTAACGGGTCTTCCGTAAAAGCATCTTCAAGGTACGTCTTCATTGCATCGGGGAGCTGATCCCACACAAGCCGAAATGAGAACGTAGCTGGATTCATAAGGCCATACGGCAGCGAATCAAACTCTGCTGTTAGTGCGCCCATCTCAAGCAATACCACTTCTGGCAACGGTACAATCGTATCACCAAATGCGCCGTCGTAGCTTATCATGTCCAGCCGCACTTGCCATCCGTTCGGCATAGTGCGAGCAATGCGGTAATGTGCCATTAGCTGCGCTTCCTATGCTCAAACGTGAGCGTTAAAGTACGATTGCCGAATTGCTTATTGATTGCTGTGTTGTTAGACGTCAACGTTACAGGATATACATACGTTGCCGCTGGATAAGCCCGCGAACCACCATCTACGCGAAGGTACAAGAACTTGAAATCTCGAATAATGTTCAATAGCGTGATCATGTCCTCCATATCCTGTTCTAGCGATACGCTCGTTGCGTTGTAACTAAACGGATAGGTTTCTATTTGGAACTGTATACGCCGCGTCGTGAATCCTATGACCGTGCCACTTACATCTTCAAGCGTGCCTGTATTGAACACATAGTCGAATTGCGGTGCAAGTATGTAAACGCTCTTGTTTGTCGCGGTAGTCAACGCTGATATAAGCATCATTGCCCCGCCATACGTCGCGTCGCTTGTTGTCGTAGCTGTATCTGTATTGCTGCCGTACAGCGTCATTGTCCAGTTACTCTTTGCTGGCATGTTATCCTCTCAACTTTCTTGCAATCATTCGTGAGCGATCGCGCTCGTAAAGATACGTATCCATGCCTACTTGCAGGTCTACTCCCATTTGGCCCTGAATACCATTCGGCATTGAGTCCAGACGCTGCCGAATTGCGGATAGCTCCGAGCGCATAAGCTGCAATTCAGTTACTGGTATCGTGCTGATCTGGTTATCTGCTAGCATCTTCTGCAAAGCAGGGAATGACTCAAGCGATTTGCCGCTATGCAAGTGCTCAAGCAGCGCCCTGTTCTTGCGTGTTGTATCGGCAGTCATTACGAACTCTTGCCCGTGGACTACGCCCGCTACTTGCTTTGTGCCGCCGTTGCCCGTGTAACCGCCTTCTTCAAAGCCAGACAATGCGGACTGCAATAATGCCTTCAACGCTTGCACGGCTGCCAAACCCGCGATTTGTCCGAATGGCGGAGGGATAACCGAGCTAAACAAGGCCACAATCGACGGCGTATACAAGTCAAGCAATGCGCTAACAGTCGAACCGACTACCTTCTTGAGTGCTTCCCCTGCGCTTTCACCGCCCGCTACAAGAGATGCAAAAGCAGCACCCGCAGATACGGCTATCTGGTTAAGTGCAGCGTCCTGTACTTCCGCTGATTCTTTGGCTAACTTCTCATCTTCCTTCTTAAGATTGGCGCGATCCTGCGTATACTTTTCCTCTATCGCCTTGAGTGCTGCCTCGTAAACTTCCTTGTCTTTGATACCCTGATCTTGCAGAGCTTTAACCTCTGCTGCCTTTAGTTTTTCAAGGTCGATCTCTTGTTTAGCTATCTCTTTTCTACGTTCCAATGCAGCGTTTACCGTATTGATACCGTCCTGCGCTGCCTTTGCCTGCTGATCTGCGATAGCTTGGAATGCCTGCGAGATAGCCGTAGCCGTCGCACTTGCCGTCTGTTCTTGTTGTGATTGCAAGTTAGCAAGCTGATGTACCGATTCTTGGTAGGTCGCTGTACCGTCCTGCAAGTTCTCTATTAGCTTTTCTTGCTCTTCATTCAACGCCGCTGCTTTGTCCGCAGCTTCGCCGTAGATAGTCGCAAAATCTACCGAGCGCAGAGCTTCACCGATGCCACGCAATGAGTCTGCGAATATCTCCCCTGCCTGCTTTACCTGTTGCTGCCTTATCTGCGCTACAATGTCAGCCGTTCCCTTCGCAATCTCGTCTGCGCTCTGCTGGTATGCGGCGCGAATCTGCAAAGCGTACACATCTTTAGTATCGGATGGTAGCGACTGCAATCGTGCAAGTATCTCTGCGCGTACTTTATTTGTACGCTCTGCATAATCGGCAGGATTTAGCAAGCCCTGCTCGATCTCTTTGTTAATCTTTGCAATAGCAGCCGCATACTCTGGAGTAGATGCAATGATAGCGTCTACCGTTGCAGTCAGTCCGCGCTCAATAGCTGATCGTTGTGCGTTGAGAACAGCCGTAGCAAGCGAGTTATCACCGCCTGCAAAGCGTGCCTGCAATCGTGCAAGTAATTGATCCGCTACTTTGGCGTTAAGCTCTTCTACTTTCTTTGCCTGCTCTTGCGCCTTTGCTAATTCATCGGCGCGCTGCTTTGCCCGTATTTGTGCAATAGCGTCTGCGCTTTCCTGCTCTAATTTCTTGAGCTGGATATTAAATATTTCGCGCTGCGTTGTCTCTAGCTTGCCCTTGCCCTTAATAGCTGCAAGCTGCTCATCCAATATCTTCTTCTGAAAGTCTCGCTCAATCTCAATGATCTTAATTGCGCGCTTGTTTTCATCCTCGATAGACTGCGCATCTCGTATTTGCTGCCGCTTCTGTTCTTCCGCTGTTAGTGCTTTTAACTCTGCTTGCGCTGCCTTTAACGCATCGGCGTATGCCTTTTCCTGTTCTTTCTTTTTCTCTGCCGCTGCCGCTTGTTGCTCTGCTAGCTTTGCCGCCTCTTCTGGAGTAAGGCCGCCGTTGTTCGCTTTGTTAACATCCTCTTGCGCCTTTGCCTGTTCCTTCGTAGCGTCTGCATCTTTTTTCTTTGCTTCTGTCAACGTGCCAAATGCAGACAAGGCGTTTTGGATGTTGCTTAAATCAAAAGAACTGACGGCGTTGACAAGCCCTACGATTGCATCGCCCAAGTTGGTAATAACTGTAAAGACAGTTTCACCAAGTGACTTGAGATAGTTCCATGCTTTAGTTAAAAACTCTGAAGCCCCGGTAACGTCGCCAATCCATTTTACTAGCTTAACAAATGCGCTAATAAGAATTTGGATAGGCGCAAACAATACACGTACGACCGTAAATACTGTCTTTAGTGCAAGTACAAATCCATTTATGGCAACGTTTACGATAGTGCCAATAACATTGCCTAGCGTCTTCAGAATGTTCGTATCGCCGCCAAGCCCAGAAAATGCCCCTGCGATTACATCGCGTACCTTGCCAAATCCTTCGATAACAGGATTGATAATAGGCACGATCAAATCTTTGTATATCGTATTGAGTGCCTGCCCAACTTCTTTCTTTGCAAGCTCAAAGATGCGCCCAAAATCTGGCGGCGGGATCGTTTGGTCAATTACCTTGCCCGCTTCTTGCGCTGCTTTTTTAACCGCCGCTGTATCAATTGGCGCGCTGAATATCTTACTATACGCTTCGCTACCAATGTCTTCCGCGATGGAGCCGCCAAAGGTAGTGAGCAATTGACCACGTAGCGACTGCGATATTTTGCCGTCCTTAAATGCCTTGTCAATCTCTGCGATAGATTGCGTAAGCACTTCCTTACCTGATAGCGTGCCCTTCTGCGCTTGCCGTGCTAGGTTCTCAAGCTGCTTGCTAGTCTCGCCGCCGATGCCCTGCAATTGGGTTAGCAGGTCGCCTGACTTAATACGATTTTGTAGCTCTTTGATACCATCGCCAACTTTGGCAAAGTCTTTAAGCCCTACTTCGCCCGCTTTGCCTAGCAGCCCTGTAAACTCTTCTGCGCTAAATCCAGCTTCTTTTAGATTAGGCGTGAACTCTTGGATAGCATCCAAATAGCCGCCGATGTCGGTAACGCCCTTCTGTGCTCCAGATGCTACCAAGTTCAGCGCATCGTTAAAGCTCAAGCCGTACTGCTTGATAAGAGGTGATAGCTTACCTACTAGCTCCGGCGTCTCTGTTCCTAATGCCTGCGCCACTTGGTTTGATCGCGCTGCCGCCTCATCTAAACTATCAAGTGGTATCGCATCTCCGAGCGTCTGACGTAGCGAACCCACGATCTTCGCAGCTTCCGCCGCGCTCTCCCCCACACCCTTCAAAAAAGCATTGTCCGCCGCCGTCTCTAACTTGCCTAAATCTTCGCCTGCTAGCCCCGTGCTAATCGATAGCTGCTTGAGCGTCTTGTCAAACTCCGCGCCCGCTGCAAATGCTTCACCAAATGCGCCCGCTACTGCTCCAACGGTAGAGCTTAATATCTCCATCCCGCTAGACAATGCGCCTGCTAATGGGAAAGCAGCGGCAAGGCCGTTGCTCAATCCTTCTATTGCGCCCCCAGCGTCACCACCTTTTGCCGCTTCAAATGCGCTGGACAGTTCTTTTTTAATGTTGGCAATAACGCCTTCTGCTTTGCTACCGTCTATCTTTATAGTCTGCTTATCACCTAAATCTTGCAACTCGCTTTTAGCGGCTTTAATGTCGCTGTCATCAACTTTCGGCTTAATAGTTGGATCGATGTTGTCCAACTTTTTTGCTTCTGTTAATACAGTACCAAGCTGCTTCTTTAGGTCGCTGGCATCTATGTCTATTTTAACGGTAGCTTTTTCTGCCATTACTTCATTTCAAGTAGGGTGCTGCAATACTTCTGCACATCCGCGATTGTTACGTGATGCCAGAATCTTTCGGTCTCAAAATCTTTTGCGTCCTGTTCCGATAGCTTGGTTTTATCTGCGGTCGCTTTGATGCAGTCAATCCCGAGCATTAGCGCGCTCATTGTGTGCGGAAGCTCTTGCATTTGGCGATGCAATGCGGCTGCCTTTATCATGTTGCTCTTTGCCCATTCGGTCAAGTCTAGCTCGGTAAAAGTTCCGCCGTTGGTTATTGCCTTATCCACAAGCGCGGCAAACTCTGCATCTTCTGCGTACATTTTCGATACGCTTGCCATTATGCGGTCTTTGCTGTGCTCTTCAATGTATGCGCTGATCTTACCTTGCCATTCCTGCAAGAGCTTCGCGTTCGCTACCGATAGCGGGATAGGTTCAAAATTCATTGTGTGTCCTTCGAGGTTTGTTGAGACGCTTGCCGCTGGCTTTCTCGTACATGTATGCCTGTTCGCCCATGTCACCAGTCCACCACGGCTTCTTATAGTTAATTGCTTTTTGGATGTTTACCAGCTTGTAGAATTCCGCATACGCCATATCCATCACTTCGTAGTAACTCAATCCCCATTCGGGAGCGTATTGCAGAGCCATTGCCATAGATGATGCGGTAGCTGGTAACGTGTCGGTGTAGTTATCGTCTATGTCCATTGTAAAATTAGGATGCTCTTGCGAGAAACCGTACTTGTCTAACAGCTTCACTTCGTGAATTTTCCACATCGTCACCCGCCAAACTTCGTACAACTCATTGCTTGTGCGAGCTGCGAAATCGATCGACGTATTGAGCCACCTCCGAGGCCGTCACGTCCTGCCAAAATTCGCTATCGTTTGCGCTCTTGATAGCGTCCGATTCATGCTCTGATAGCTTGCTATAATCGACCGTAGCGCGTATGCAGTCAATGCCCATCAGCATAGACTCCATCGTCTGCGGGAAAGCGTCCAAGTTAAAGTACATCTGGCGCCCTATCTCGGGGCTATCTTTTAGCAGTACCACTAGCGAGTCTTTCAGTTCCTGCTCTGCTATGGCCTTTGCCGCTTCTGCCGTTATCGGCTCGTATTCCAGCTCTGCTTGCTTTGCTGCTTTGCGCTGCTCATTCTCGTATTCGTGCTGCGCTTTGTGTGCCTCTATTAGGGACACAATTCGCGCCTGAAGCGTTACGTTGTTGACCATGCCCACTTCGTCGATTAGCTCGGCTAACTCTTCGCTACCGTGCCGCAATCGTGCAATCGTGCGGAGCATATACTCGACGCTTCGTTGCTGTATGTGATTGCTGATTCTTTGATACCAGTCCTTGCAAATCTGTTGATTGCGGAGCGTGACCGGTAGATGGTCTATTTCTATGCCGTTTAATTTCATTGTGTGTCCTTAAAAATAGGGGGCTGATAACTGACGGGACACAGATCGCCAGCACCAGCCCCCAATATGCGTATTCCTACGCTAGATTACTCAAGTTCAACTAGCATCTTGCCGTACGGATGTGTAGAGGCCGAGATTGTAACCGTTGTGATTGATGTAGATGTAAGCCCGACGTAGCTAGTAAGAGCACCCGACGGTACAACAAGATTCGTCGTAATGCTTGTTGCAATAGCCGTTAGCGTTGGCTTAACGTAAGCTGTACCAGCAAAGTTTACAGAGCCAGATGACTTGCTAACCTTAACAAGTCCAGCCCATGCAAGGCGCTTGCCGTTGCCTGCGCCGTCTTTGATCGTTGCGCCACGTACAAGCATAGCAAGTGTCGTGCTGCCCGCTGATGTGCCCGCTACAATTTCGCCGTCTTCCATCGTCAGTTCTTCCGTTGTAGCTGATGATGTAGAAGCAGGTGCGTATGTCTGGACGAAGTCCCAGTACAGCTTGTCTGCTTGTACTTGATCGAGCGTCCATGTGCGAATACCGTTGTCATCATTGGCCCCGTCTGACGTGATCTGCGAATCACAAGTATAGACAGGAGTTGACGATGCAAAGGTTGTCTGCGTTGTGCCAACGGTAACCGTAAAGAACTCTGCCTTACGACCACCATTGATCACGAATCCAGATAGTGCCATTTCATTTCTCCATTTTTATAAGTGCTGTTAAATCGCGCACGTATGTATCGCGATAGAATGTATGCAGTCCGTGCTCTTCGTTGTTCTCTGCTAACCATCTGCCGATCAGATTAGTGTTGCGTATTAACTTCTTCTTGAGCACTTCACTTTCGCCGCTGTAACCATTGTGTGCGATTGTGATAGTTGTATCTATGATGCTGTATCCAGCACCGCGGATAGTGTGTGCAATCTGCTCATGTGCGTAACCTTCCCAGTAAAACTCTGGAGTGTTGCGATACATCCGCAATTGCCCGATGTTAAAGTATTCGTTTTCGTTTGCTTCGCCGATCAGCTTCTTATAGCATGACAGCGACGCTTGCCCTGCCATAAAACCACCTACGCCGCCGCCGTGCCGTTGCGTTGCCTCTGCTATGCCTTCGTGCTGCTGCTCGCAAAGGTACTCGTCGCAGTCAATCCAGAATATCCATTCCTTCGTAGCCATTTGACCGCATAAATTGCGAGCTTGTGCGAAGCTGAATTTTCTCTTTTCGTACGTCCACTCGCGCGAGCGGATTGTATGGTGTTCGTCGGTATGCTCTGTTACGTCACTTACGTGATGCTCGCGCCCCTGCTTATTTAGCAGGATGCAAACTTCCGCATTCTTTGGTAGTGAGCGGAGCATCCCCTGCATACTCTTGTGCATATCATCATGCGATGCGATAACGCAGAAGCTGACGGGGAAGGTATCTAATTGTGTGTCCTGTGTGTCCATGTGTCCTAGACCGGTCGTATAACAAAAGTGACAGTAGCAGCAACGCCCATCTGGATTTTATTGCTGCCCGTGTTGAATTCGCCTACGTTGCCATCTACATGCATTGACGTGATAGCCGTGTAAAATCTTCCATCGTTATTGCTGCCTATTGCGTCGAGATCGTACGTCTCTAGTGCGTACTTGATACGGCTGGCAATATCGCCTGCCCGCTCGTTGGCTATGCCTAGCTCACTAGGGTCTGCCTCTATCATGGCATTGCACATGATCTCGACCAATGCACGACCAAGCCCCAAGCTCAAGCCCGTCTCTGCATCCGTATCATATTGCATCTGGCTAATGTATGGATAGCAGATAGTAGTATTTGACTCATACGCGTCTGGCCTCCAAATACGACGCGGAGTAAGATTGCCGTCGCTGTTGAGAGCATCGATGATTGTGTCCACAATGTACTGCATCGAATTGCTAGCCATTATCCGAACTCCTGTAAGAACTCATCTACGATGGTAGTTTCAAGCTCGCGTATCAATGCCTTGAACCCGTTAGCGTCTCTCATGTATGCAGCAAATCCCGGCTTTAGAAACGGTCTTGCCTTTGCGCGTGATGTGCCTTTCTCATTGTACAGCGCATACATAAGCGTCTGATTGATCTTGCCAGACTTCACAGGTGTGCGCGGATCGTAACCGTACTCAACTTCAAACTTGCCATTGCGAAATTCTACGTTTGAGATGTTGCCTTTACCGCCTTGACCAAGCGACCGCGATATGTTGCCGTATAGCGTACGTAGCTTCGTGCCTGTGTTTGGTCGTGGATAGTAACGCTGCCCGCTCTTTGATGTTTTCTGCCCTGCTTCGTTTGGATTCAGGTAGTCTTCCGTGTATACTTGCAAGTCTTCTGGAATGTTCTGTACAACATCCTTTACCGCTGCCAATATGCCACGCTCAAGCCGCGCTAATCTTTGTGAGAGATCGCTCATATTGTTACGCGAGTATATGGTGCGAGCCGTGGCTTAACGCGCGTACGCATTGCCTGCAAGGTCTTTGAGATGCTCATACCAGCTTCGCTTTCCGTGATAGCTGTTACGCCGAATCGGTTTGCCTGCGGTGCAAATGGGGTCTCCATATACAGCTCGGTTACCATCTCCGCAGCGCATATCTCTATCACGCTAGGGATGGTTGTATATCCTACGCTCATCACCGCTTCGTACTGCTTGTTGATGAAACCATCTTCAAGGTAGAGATATTTAACGCCGCGTATGTCCACAAGATTAGTAGTGCCCGTAACGGACTTGAAGGTATCACCGTAACTATCTCTGTACTTAAGCGTGCTCAACGTTACGGGCACGGTATAACCTGTTAACAGCAACGTATCGCGCGTGCCTTCGTAGTAAGCTGTTACGCTTTCCTGAATGATGGGCTGATTGCAGATGTCTTTAATCTCATTATCTACATAGCCGATCAAACGATCTATAAGACCGTCGCGGCTTGTGTCGATTGCTGCGATGTTTAGCCAGTCCTGCTTGATTACTGCGCGCGATACTAGGGGCATTGCTTATTCCTTGATTGCAGATGGTACGGGAGTCTCTGGCTTGATTGCCTTCACGTGCATCTTGCCTACTGTCATAATCGAGCCGTCTGGCAGCTTGACTACACATGCGCTCGGAGTATCGTTTACTACTTCTACGTCAATGTCTTTTGCACCGTGATTGATTGTCACGATTGCCTTGTTTTTAATCTTGCTGAAATCAATCATTACTTTGTTTCCTTATCTGCTGTGAAGTATGCCTGAACAACATCGACAAGCGCATAGCAAGCGGCAAGTACAAGCCCTTCCGTAACATTTCCTGCGCTAATGCCAAACGCGCCAAGCGCAAAAAATACCAGCTTGATAACGCCGGCAATTGTGGTTTTCCAGTTGCTCATCGCAACGCCTTTTATAATTGTGTAAAAGTGTGGTATCATCCTGACGTAATGCAGTAGATTCAGCTTCTTTGTTTCACGTGGAACATGCGGCTGCAATTTGTCTGCAAGCGGCACGCGCTCAATTGGCGGAACGTAGTCCTGACGTTTGGGCCAAAACTTATAACGCAGTACAACCTTCGATATGATTGGGTCATCTGACAGCACGCTTGTACGCCTTACGTGGTTTCGGGTCTGTGTTGCCTGTGCGCTCTTCTAATCTTACGAGCCGCTCGATAATCTCAACGATGCGCTGTGTGATTAGCTCATCTGATTTTTTGAGAGCAATAATTTCGTTGGTTGTATTGCTCATCACTTCGTGCATGGCGATGACGTTATCGCGTGTCTGCTTGAAGTCATTTACCAGCGTCTTCACCCAGAAGCCGATGATGGCCAGCATGGTAGACATGATAATACCAAAAAGCATTTCGATGGTCATGGTTTACAGCCCAAGTTTAGACTTTACCAGTTCCGCAAGAACTTCGTCATCGGATCCCCACGTTGCGAGTTCGTCGGCTGTAAAGTTTACCTGCACACCTGAAATACCGTTGCCGTTAGCATCGATGTAAGCAACACCGCAGAATGCGTATTGGTCTCCCTCGCCGAAACGAAAAATTACGTTATCAATAGCTATATATACGGCTTCCGCATATAACTGCTTCGGTGTGATTGGTGCAATGATTGGCATAGTTTTGTCCTTTCGTTTGTTATCCAGTTATTTTTACGCAACGAGCGTGTGCAAGCCATCTTATAGTCTTACTATTTTCTCCAGTTCCAACAATTTCTAGCCGGTCATCTGTGTTATTTGCTTGCACTGCAATAGTCCATGCACCAGCACTATCATCGCCTTGAGCCGTAACCGTTGGTGTTCCTACAAATGCCGTATTACCTGCGTTGTTGTCAATGCAGCCAGTAATCCTCCAAGATGAAGATTCGTTATCTGCATCTGTTCGTCTTGCTACCACAAGTATATCAAACCCAATTGTTGTGTCATTTGCAACTGCAATAGATGTGCCTGCAGTTAGACCATCGCTGACTAACAATGTGGCTGTGTTGTTTGTTGTAATGCACCGCAAAAGCTGTTCTTGCAGTTGCGCGTCGCCGTTTGCAGTAAATCTACCAGAGGCATAGGAATACATCCCGTAATTATTCGCAACTGACTGGAAGCCGTGAGCGTTTGATATTGCCGAGCTCGCCGTGTTGCCATTGCCACTAGTATTCGAGGACTCGCCTGAACTTGTGTTGCCATAACCAACAGAGGCCGAATATGTGCCACTAGCGGTATTAGCGTAACCGCCCGATACAGTTGAATATGTGCCTGATGCTATTTGGTCGCGACCACCTGAAATAACGGCGTGTTGTGCAGATGCTGCATTATTTTGTCCCCCTAAAATTGCGCAGTGTGTTGCAGTTGTTGTGTTGCCTTGTCCGCCAACAATGGTGTGGTGCGTGCCTGCGGTTGACATTGTATTTGTTTGGCCGCCGCTAATAACTGAATTTGCGCGGCCCGCATTATTAGAACGCCCAGATAAAACTGCGGAATACGCGGAATTAGTAATTGTATTTGACATGCCGCCACAAATAACGCCGTAACCAGAATTAGTTGTTAGTTGATTTGACTGGCCGCTGCCTATAAATGATTGATCGCAAGAATTGTTAATGGTATTTAGATACCCAGCTCCAATAAAAGATTGTGGAGCTGAACTGGTAATAGTATTAAATTCTCCACCGACAATACCAGCGTAAGTGCTCGAATTAGTATTTGAGTTCCCAGTAATAATACAGGAACCACTACCCGATGCGACGTTAAAGTTGTCCGATCTAGATCTTTGAAAATCTACGGCGCTTGCGCCTCGTTTGTTGCCGCCTGTATTCGTTCCGTCTGGCAATTGTGCTAATATCGCTCCACTGCCTTTTGGCTGCAAAACTATATCGGCATTCGTACTCGTTGCATCTACAAGCAACCTAGAAGCGTTAACCGTATTGTTTGGCGATGCTGTATTTTGCGAACTAGTAAAACCAGTTACACCACCCGCTGCGGAAATGGTCAGGGTCTCATCGCCCCCGTTGTTATTCTCGGTGAGTGTTACATTAGTTCCTGCCACTAGCTTTCCATTCAAATATCCAGCCGTTGTATCGTTAGATGATACTTTTGCTTTTTCATCAGCTGAAGAACCACCGCCGGAACCTTGACTAATTTGCGTTATCATGCTTCGTAATCCCTACGAGTATGGAACCATTGATACTGAATAGATGCAGATGCGGTTTCCTGTATAACTTTGACTGTTGAATTAGGGCCTACGTCAATTTGGTACATTTGATTTGCTACAAGCTGGAAACCAGTTGTAGATGTCGGTACTGTACCATCTAATGTAATACGCACATTTTGCGTATAAACCGTAATTAAAATTGCGTCTGCTGATGCGTCTGGCTTGATTAGTGTTACTGCGCTTGACAACGAGCTGTTAGTCGTATGCGTTCCCACTACAAGGCCTTGAAAACCTGTTAGTGCCATTTACTATATCTTTCATTAAGTGAGATCACCACGAGGCCCGAAGGCCCCGTAGTCATGTCACTTTAGACAATAAGATTAGCAGCGAGGCCACGCTGTGTTGCGTTGTCTTCTGTTGTAAGCGGATTGTAGAGATGCGCCGTGCAAGCACCAAATGTACCTGTTGATCCATCACCAGCCGTAGCAACTACATCGAGGTAGCGCTTGCGGCCTTTGAGATCGATGAAGAAGGCAAATACCTTGTTGTCATCGTCTGCTGTTGGAAGAGCAGCATATCCGGTTGCGCCGTATACAGCACCTGTAATATCAGCGGCTCCGCTCATGCCTGAATCGTCAGACTCTTGAACCTTGAGAGCAGTCATAGCGATATCAGTTGCGCCGAGTGCAAAGTAGATAGCTACCTTGTTGAAGCCGAGCGTGTCGATTGTTGTTGTAGCGAACGAAGCGTTATCCTTGATAGCGGCAGGCGGCGTTACGTTTACAACCTTTACGTTTTGCAAGTTATTCATTTGGTCACCTTATGAGTTCTTTGTTACAAGAGCTGCAAGTGCGCCGCGCTGACGGCTTGCCGCTGTTGCTGATGCGTTACCGATATTCCACCAGTTTACGCCATAGCGAGCTGTGGACTTGTTGTATTGCGTGTCTGTTAGGAATCCAACTTCTTGCGAGCTTGTGATCGATAGACCGCGACGATCGCCGAACAAACCAGCTTGAGCAGCATCACCATAGAAGAGTACGAACTGGCTGTTCTCGGCTGTAAGCAGTGGCGTGTAAAGCTCATCTGTGAAGACAACTTCGGAACCGTTAAAAAACTGACGTGTTACGCCGTCTACGATCTGCGTTGCTGTGTTACCACCTACGGCTTGAATCAGAGGTACAATCGTGCCGTACCATACTTGCGAAGAAACGTAGAAGCGGTTATTCATTCCGGGGAATGTAGCAACCTTTGCTTGCGTCTTGATGATATCAGATAAAGTTACAGATGCAAGCGTTGCGCCCGTTGCAACTTGTACGCCCGCTGCGTATGCCTTGTTAGCATCCGTAGCCCATGTACCGCCAATGTCAGTAACAAGCTTCTTGAATGATTCGGTCAAACCTACAAGGCCGTTGTACGTTGAAGTACCATCGCCCAAGAAAGCTACCTTGTCTTCTTGTACAGCGTGTGCGTAGCCGTGATCCTTTGCAATCTCTTCTGCGATTGCAGCGTATGAATCTTCGCCGAGCTCGATCGTGTTCTGTGTGAGAGCACCGAACTTCTTTGCTGTAAGCTGTACGCCGCTGAACTGAACATCTGAAGCTGTGTAGCTCTGGCCTTCGCCAAGTGCGTATACAGTCGTGCCGCCTACGTTACGGTTAACGGTACGTGTTTCGCTATTCATAGATACTACGTCCATGATACCGCGAGCTACGCCGCGCTCTTCGCGGTAGTACAGGATAGCTTGATCCAGTTCGTCAACAACAGTCAAACCACCAAGCGAGTTGTTGGTAGTTGCCATTGTCTTCTGCATTGGTACGCCGTTATCCTTGCACCATTGTGCCGAGC